CATCATTCAATCAATCGGATGTTGTTTTCAAACTTCGCAGATTGTCCACCACCAAAAGAAACGAAATGAAGCTTCTTGCTCAAGGTCGTTGCTATTGCATCGTGAAAAACAACAACGATGAGTATTGGTTGGTAGGTAAGGAGTACGGATGTGATGTGACCGCTATGGTTGCCAACACTGGTACTGCGATGGGAGATTCCAACGGTTATGAAGTTACGCTTTCAGCTATCGAAGCGGAAGCACCTTTCAAATTACAAGCTTCTGTTGTTACCGCTTTAGGTATCTAATTGATTCTTTGTTCATAGGCTAAGAAGGGAGGGCGATTGCTCTCCCTTTTTTTGTTACATATTTTTGATCTCGCTATTTTCAATAGATGCTGAAAGTAACAAAGCAAGATTCCGAGTATTGGTATGTGACGTTGACTGAAAAAGTCACCATTGCAAACCCGTATTTTTTATTCAGTATGAAGTGCCGTCAAACCGATGCGGTGAAGAATTTCATTTTAACCGATGTATCCACCCAAACAGAGAGATACAATAAGTTTCTTTTTGATGAGGGTGCAACCGATGCAAAGACATTGGAAGTTGGTGAACACGAATACCGAATCTATGCTCAAATTTCATCTAACAACTTGAACCCATCATTGGCTGATGAGTTGGTTGAGACAGGCATCTTGAAAGTCATCCCATTGTTGAACAACGAATTATTCTATCAAGTATCGTGAGCGAGAAAATATACATAACGCAACGAGATATGGGAGTTGAACACGAGGTTCAATTGACTGAGAAATTATTCACTACTCAAAGGGACATTGGCTTTGAAAGGTTCACGGATTTGGTTAAAAGAAACTATGAAGTGGATGCTTTGAGGGCGGTTTTTTTATTAACAGAGGATTCACTTTTATTGCTCCAAGAGGATGGAGGTAGATTGGTAGAAAGTTATGAGTAACAAGAAAATTTCACAACTTGATCCGATAGGAACTATTGATGTCAATCAGGATAGTATACCTATCGTTGACTATTCGGAGAACGTCACCAAGCGGACAAACCTTGCCAACATCGGACAAAGAGTATTGGAAGCAAGTTCAACCACAAACCTTGCTGAAGGGACAAACCTATATTTCACAAATACTCGTGTTTATACGAAAGTCAAAGCAACTTTGTTGGCTGGGTCAAACACATCCATCACCTTTGATGATGCACTCCAAACCATCACCATCGCATCACAAGGGAATGTTCAATCGGTGAACACAAAGACGGGTGCAGTTGTATTAACAACCACCGACATAAGCGAAGGCACAAACCTTTATTACACACAAGCGAGATTCAATTCAGCGTTCACGGCAAAGTCAACAACTGACTTGAGTGAAGGAACAAATCAGTATTTCACCGCAGCACGAGTGAGGGCAGTTGTGTTGACTGGCTTGTCATTGGCTACCAATGCGGTGATTTCTGCAACTGATTCGGTGTTGATTGCCTTTGGAAAGTTACAAGCTCAAATCACGGCAAACCTTTCCACGCTTACATCACACACATCCAACACAAGCAACCCACACGCCACCACAAAAGCACAAGTAGGGTTGAGCAATGTCGCAGATGTAGACACCACAAACGCATCAAATATCACGAGTGGTACATTGAGCGATGCGAGGTTGAGTTCAGCCGTTACAACGCAAGGAAACACGTTTAACACCGCCAACAAACTCGTTCAATTAGATTCATCCGCTAAACTTCCAGCGGTTGATGGAAGCAATTTGACAAACTTAAACATTCCACCTTCAACGGGTGGGGATTTATACCTATTCTACAACTACTAAACTATGCCTGCAAATACATCACCCATATTCGCACTATCCCCTGAACTCGCATTCGCAACCGTTACGGATGCAACAACGGATAGAACAGGTGCGACAATGACAAACACCGTCACACTTTTAACCGCTGCCACAAACGGCACGAAGATTACGCAGATTGGAGCGAAGGTTGCTGGAACAAATGCTCCAACTTTGGTTTTGATTTTTGTGAGTGACTCAACTGGGGCGAATTTTAAGTTGTTTGACGAAATTGCTTTACCAGCTGTTACCGCTTCAACTACTGCAACATCACAAAGGCAAGTGACTGCCTATTCGGACTTGCAATTAAAAACTGGGCAAGTTGTAAAGGTTGGAATTACGGTTGCCGTGACTGATGGAGTTAATTGTTTTGCAGTAAAAGGAGATTATTGATATGCCTGACTTTGGTATAATGCGTGGCTTTAATGAGAAATTGTTTGGTGACAAGTTAGTCGCTGGGCAATTGCCTACGCAATTGGGGTTAATTGGTAGTCAAAACATTCAATTTATTGTTGCAACAGGTGGCACAATTACCTATTCGGGTGGTCGCACTATTCACACCTTTACAAGTTCAGGCACTTTTAATGTGATAGATGCATCACTTGGAGCAACAGTTGAAGCATTAGTTGTTGCCGGAGGTGGTGGTGGAGGTGCTTATTCTGGTGGTGGGGGTGGTGCGGGTGGCTTATTATATGATGCTGCTAAATCTATTTCTATAAGTGCTTATACTATCACAGTAGGTAGTGGAGGAGTAAAGCCAACTTCTAATTCTGGAGGTAATACAAACGGAAACAATTCAGTATTTGATTCATTGACAGCTGTAGGAGGAGGTCGGGGTGGAGTAACATCTTCAATAAATGGCAAAAACGGAGGCAGTGGTGGTGGTGGAAATGGAGAACCTGGTAATATTGCAGGAACAGGTACAATTGGACAAGGAAATAATGGCGGAATAGGTAATAATGGAACATCTGCTGGCGGTGGCGGTGGCGGTGCTTCACAAATTGGGCAAAACGCTACAACAACTCCAGCTAATGGCGGAAATGGTGGGGTTGGATTAAGTTATTCTATTAGTGGGTCATCTCAATATTATGCGGGAGGCGGAGGTGGTAGTGGTATTGGAACTAAAGGTACTGGAGGTTTAGGTGGTGGTGGTGATGGTGAAAAATACAATATAACACCAGCCGCAACAAACGGAACTGCAAACACTGGTGGTGGTGGCGGCGGTATGTATTTATTTAACGGTTCAAACGGAGGAAACGGCGGAAGCGGTATAGTAATAATCTCATATCCTACATAATATGCAAGTTGCTAAATTAGAAAATAACATAGTTTTGGAAGTAATCGTTGCCGATTCCGTTGAATGGTGTATTGATACTTTTGGCGGTGAATGGGTGCGAACTTACTACAATACGCAAGGTAAAAACTTTGCTGGTGTTGGGTTTATTTATTACCCTGATAAAGACAATTTCTCATCACCACAACCATTCCCAAGTTGGACATTGGATGCGGACTGCCTTTGGCAACCACCTACACCTTATCCAAACGATGGATGTCTATGGACTTGGGACGAAAACACATTAACTTGGATTAACCCAATATGTAACTAATGAAGAATCTCAATGACACCACCGCAGCAATCGCCACCGCCATCACCGGTTCATCAGCGGTCATCACTTTTGCTCAAATTTATCAACCTTTGGTTACCTTTGGCGTGGGGATTCTTGGTATTATTTCGGGCATTTTGGCTGTTATCTATTGGAGTAAAAAAATTAATCGCATCAAATGACCGTAAAAAAACCATCCGCAAATCCGCTTCCAATTTCGTTTGATCAATTCCGAAAGAATCCCGTTGCTGGGGTTGCTTTCCTTGCATTGGTAGGTGTGAGCTATTTATACTATGATGTCAAGTCATCTTACACCGAGCAACTTGAGAACTCCAACAAGAAAATTGAAGCGTTGGATTTGAAGATTGATCGTCTTGGATATGCTCTCAAGAAATCCGATTCCGCTTTGGCTGCTGCCATCACAGAACTTCGCATCATCAACACCGTAAAAAAATTATGAGGTACTTTGTCATTTTGTTTTGTCTGTTCATCGCAGCCATTGAGATTGCCTTCCCAGTTGGTGCAGTTACAACACCCCCGATTGATGAGGTGGAAGCAATGTTGAAAAAGGTTGAATCAAATCTCCGTCAAGCATCCGCAGTTGTATCCGTAGCAAAAGCCAAAGGAGAAGAAATGGTTGAAGGCAAGGTTCAAGAGAAAGCCGAATTGAAAGAAGCCGTGGTGAATGCTGAAAAAAAAGCCGAATCCGTGGTTCAACAGATGCAAGTTGTTCAAAACCAAATGGAGGTGTATGCCGTCAAGATGGTAGGTGCTGGATTAGATACCACAACCACACCAATTGAGTTCAAAGGGAAGATCTATGATGCGTATTTGAACTATCTTTCCGAAGGTGGAAAGGAAGAGTTTGACTATTTTAGAATGTACCTATGGGAGCAAAAGTAAACATCACATCATTCCGTTCTAAACCCAAAAACAAACTTGGCAGACATACCAAGCACAAGAACAAACACAAGAGTTCAAAACCATATAAAGGACAAGGCAAATGATAGATAAAATCAAACAAGCGATGAAGGTGAAGAACTACAAGTTCTTTGAATCAGGTGATTACAACTTGAATATCATTGGGATTCGCAATTCGGATACTGGAAGCAAAGTGACAAATGTCTTTGATGACTTGTTAACCGTCAGTTACAAAATCGGAGATGTGTGGCATTTTAAGAAATGGGCTGCGACAACGGATCCTGGCACAAAGGGAGTGAAGGAATTTCACAATGCTCAAGGCGTTGCTCGTTTAGTTCCCGGACAATATCGTGGCAGTCACGCCATCGGATTGCATCAAGGCAAGTACGAAGCCTTGAAACAAGCCAAACCCGTGAAGGTTTATCGTGATGCTAACAAGGATATGACCTACGACACCAAGTTGATCACCGAAGGTATCTACGGAATCAACATCCACAAGGCTGGTGCAGATTCAACCTATGTTGAGAATTGGAGTGAGGGTTGTCAGGTGTTCAAAAAGTCAGCAGATTTCGACGAGTTTATGGCTTTGGTCAAGAAGGCTGCCACATTGCACGGAAATTCATTCACATATACACTATTAGAAAGTAAGGATTTATGAAAAAATTAATGGAAATTTTCACGGGTGACAAAGGAGAGATGTCATCAAAACGATTCGTGGGCATTATCGGTGCTTTTGTTTTGTTTGCTACAATGGCTCATAATTCTCTTAGCCCTGCTGATATCGTACCATCTCCAGAGTTGGTGACAGCGGTTGAATTCATCGTGATTGCTTGTCTTGGATTCACATCTATTGACAAGTTCTCAAACAAAAAAGATTGATTGCTATTTGATAGAGATGATATTCCAAAGAATAAACTTTCACGATAACAAACTCCCTGTTTTCAAAGAGAACAAGGCGAAAGGATTCGTGACCTTCGGAGCAGACAATCTCTATCCCGATTTTCTAATTGAACTATTTAACAAATCCCCAAAACACAATGCAATCGTTTCTGCAAAAGCTTCATATGTGGCTGGAATTGGTACTGAAGTTTACGGACAAAACACCACCGACATCGCCAAAATCCAAAACAAACTCAAAAGCATCAACGCCTACGAGACCTACGAGGAACTCAAAGCAAAAGTAGCATACGATGCGGAGTTGTTTAATGGGTTTGCAATTGAGGTAATTTGGAACAAGGCAAAGACCGCACCTTCGGAGTATTATCACATTCCATTCAAAGACATCCGCAAAGGATTGGAGGGTGAGTATGTGTATTGTGCTGACTGGACAGATAGCAAAGCGGAGAAAATCCATTATCAACCATACAACCCAATCACTCGTGAATCAAAGCAATTATATTATTGCCAGTTCTACCGTCCCGGACAAGGTGAATATCCTTTGCCTGATTATGTAGGTGCGTTGAAATACATTGAGGTTGACACCGAGATTTCCAATTACTATTTGAATAGCATCAAGAACGGATTTACGGCACAAACCCATATTCAGCTCTTCAAGGGGTACCCCTCTGCCGAAGAAGCCCGTCAAACTGCTCGTAGATTCAAGGAAAGTTATCAAGGCACGGACAATGCCGGTGGGTTAATTATCCAATACAACGATCCGACAGAAAAGGAATCAGTCATCAACAACCTTCAACCTTCGGATTTTGATAAGCAATTTGACCTTTTGAATAAGACCGTACAACAAGAGATATTTGTTGCACACAAGGTCAACTCACCAATGTTGTTTGGAGTGCGTGTGGAGGGACAATTGGGTGGTCGTAGCGAGTTGATTGAAGCATATGAGATGTTTCATCACGCATACATTGAACCCCGTCAACAAAAGATTGATGATACCTTTGCGTACTTGCTTGAACCTATCGCATCTGTTCGCTTGGAAACCATCAACAAACCACCAATCGGTTTGGATTATCAGGCTTTGTTTACTGCTGGAATCATTGACAGAAACGAAGCAAGAAAAGAGTTGGGATTTGATGAGATTGAAGAACCTTTGAATGTTGCCCTATCAAAACAAAATCCTTTTGGATGGGATGATGAAAGAGACATCAAGGTGTTCCAACAATACGGAGAGAGTGCAGACAATTTTGAAACCTACAAGTTTGAGTTTGTTGATGCCGTTGAAACTGCCATCTTGAATGTGTTGAAAGAGAATAAAGGGTTGCAAGTTGGAGACATCGTGAACATCACCAAACTGGATGCAAAGGTTGTCGCAGATGCGATTGCTAAACTTGCCAAAGCGGAGTTGATCAAATCATACGAAGATGGTCTTGAAACAACCCCGAAAGGAGTTGAAGAAGTGAAGAGATTAGAAACCGAGATTGTCGTGCGTTATGGCTACGCTTTAGC